AAGAAGATATGTACTTTGAAGAATTTGAAATAGAAGTTGGAGGTATTTCAGATTTTACAGAAATACCAATATTTGAAGACTTTGAAGATATACCAGAAATGGATTTTGAAGAAATGCCTTCAATAGAAGAGGTATTTTTTGAAGAAGATTATACATTAGAACCTCCACCAATAATGATGGAGGAAGTATTTACTGAAGAATTTGAGGAGGACTTTACAGATTTTTTAGAAGAAACAGGCATGGAAGAAGAGTTCATGGAGTTTCTTGAAGAAGAAGGCATTACAGCCGAAGAATTTTTTGAAGAGATAATTGAGGAGGAGTTTAGCGATGAACTTACTGAAGTAGCAAGTAATGAATCAAAAGAAGAGTCAAGTCCAAAAGAAGAGGAACCCAGTAGCGAAAGCTCTGAGGAATCCGAAGTACAGCCAGAAGATAGTGGAGAAGAAAACAGTGTACAACCGGAAGGACGAGAAGAAGTGGACACCGAAGACAGGATTGCTACAGATGTTGCAAAAGTAGAAACTAAATTAAAACAAAATTTAAAAAAAATAGCAAAACAAATAGCTAAAGTAACAAAAGAAACAACTCAAAACTTAACAAAAGAAGACTTATTTTTTAAAGAAAATAGCCTCGAAACGTATAAGCAAATAGCATTTTATTCTGCAAAAGATATATATGATAATACAAATATGGGGCTATTTTTACAAATAGATTTATCTTCATACTCTGGAGATATATATGTAGGAACATCTTTAAGTTCTTACACAGACAATGACCCTGTAGAAATACATAGGGTTAAATTATTAAACATAAATAAAACTAAAAACAAATTAATAGCTGAACTGGAGGCACTTAAACAATGAATAACATGGTAACTAAACTTAGTTCTGTAGCGGCACTTTTAGGAGTGATAGGTGCTATTGGTGCAGGATTTGTACAATATGGAAAATTAACAGCAAAAATAGATGAATTAGATAAACGTAAAGCTGTTATTAATAAGACTGTAGATTTATCACCACTTGAAGAAAAAATATCAACATTAGAAGTAGAATTAATTGACAGAATTAATGTAGTAGAAGAACAAATTAAACCTGTAGATTTAACTTTAGTATTTAAAGAAATAGGTAAAGTTAAAGAGCAAATAGCTATGCTACCTAAACCTGCTAATACAAAACCTATTTATGATGCTCTTAAAGAATTAGAAGAGTATGCTTGGGAATTAGAAGAAGATATTGAAGAACTAAGCAAAGATGTTGCTATAGTTAAAAAAGAAAATGAATTACAAAATGTGTTAATACAAGAAATAAAAGAACTTAATAGTAATCCACTAGGAGGATAAATTTAATGGCATTATTGTTTGACCAAAATCAAGGAAGCTTTCAAGACACAGGAAGTCAACGCTCTCCTGTAAAAAAGAATACAGGATTAATGCGTAAAGAAATGAGTAAATTAGATGAGGTAGCACCTCGTGGTCATACCCTTGCATACATTACTCCAGAAGAAGCTAAAATATTAAATAGAGGTGGTGGTGGAGTAGACCAAGAAGGTAATCAAATGATGGGGCCTTATGGTGTGCCTATGTATCCGGGCTATGGAAGTCAAGGATATTTAGGCCCGGGTAAAGCTAGTGGTGGTGATATTGGACTAGGCTCTCAAACAAATGAATCTGCGTCTCAATCGAATCAAAGTTCAAATAATAATACTAATCAAAGTTCAAATAATAATAATACAACAGGAACAACATCAAGTAATACTGGGATATTTGATTGGGCAAAATCTGGTAAAGATAATCCAGAACTTTCGCCTACTATTATTGAAGATGAAGATGCAATTAATTTAACAGAAAATCAATTAGAAGATTTACAAAAAATTGATTTACATGGTGTAAAAAGTAAAGGTAAAAAATGGTGGGAATCTAATTTTGATAAAGCTATAAAACCTAGTAATTTTTCTGCTAATGCGTTAATGGATATACCTAATTTAGTTCAAGGAAAAAAATTTAAAAATATTAACCCATTTATTCAAGATATAGTAGATGAGTATATGACTGTACAAGAAATGTTAGTTAGACGAGATAATGTTGGAAGAGCCGAAACGTCTGGAGGAGCATTTGATATAGCTAAAAATATATATATTGGTGCACTGATTGCTACTAAATCACAAAAACAGCCATTAGCTAAAGGTGTAACGGGAGTAATTTTAAATACTATTGGACAAATAGCAGAAGTAGTTGAAGGTGGAACAGTTAAAAGTGCACAACAAGATTTATCAGATAATTTAGATGGTGTTGCTTTTGTAACTAAATATCCTAATGCGACTAGAGAAGAAATACTACAGTATGCTGAAGGAAAAGCACTAGAAAAATTTAATGCTCAACAAAATACAATGACATCTGGAAGTTTTATGGCAGGTGTAGAAAATGCTTTATTTAAAATGATAGGTAAAGATTTTTTAATTGACCTTTAGGCATTAGCCATAGCATCACTTAATTCTTTAGCTCGATTGGGTGTTTGTTTAGCCCAACGTGAATCTAACATTTCAATACTTGCAGTTTTTGTATCATTAGTTTGTAATGCTTTAATCATATTTTTAAATTTACCTACACCTGCAAATCCCATTTGAAATATCATTTCACATATAATTTCTTTTGCAGTGTCAGATATGTCACGTAAATTGTTTTCATCACAAAATAATTGCATTAAATTCCAACCTTTTTGAAAGTCCTTTTCAAATATTTGTTCTAATTTTTCTTTAGAATATTCTTTCCCATCTACTAAATCATCTGTATGTACTACTTTATGACCATATCCTATGGTGCGAAATCCTTGCGTGCATTTATAAATAGTATTTCTATATCCCTCATGGATTTTAATTTTTTCTTTAAGTGATTCTTTTGACATTATCTTTTCTCCTTTTTAAATTTTCTACCTACAAAAAATACAATTAAATTTTGTATTGTATTAACTGTTACCATAAGTAACAACCATAACTCCCATAATTCCATTAATACTTTGGCGTAACGTTAAATGATATACTCCTTCTAATGCCTTTACCACGAAAAGGATACACTTGATGTTGTAACCAACTAGGAAAAAACATTACTTTACCAACAACAGGCTTAAAAGGAAATTTAGGATTAAGCAAAGGATGAGGGTCTGCAAATAACCATTCTATCCAACCTGCATGGTCTTTTTCTTTATCTTTTTCTACAGATTCTGGAACCATTGTCCACCCTGCCGCAGAAATTAAACCTGCATGCATATGAGGTGGATTAAAATCTCCTGCTATAGAATTGACAATCCAACTATTGTGTAAGTCTACTCCAGTAATATCTCCTTTAACATTTTTAATTTCTTCATCTGATACTGCTTGACCCATATAAGTTTTCATATACATATTTAAACAGCTTGCCATCCAATTAAAAAAACTAGGATACTCTCCTATTTTTTCTTGCCATATATGAGGTTCTATTTTATGTTCTTGTTTAACATTACCAACAAGATTATCTGACCAATCTAACTGTTTAGATTTTTTATCACTTGCAGATATTTTATCACCATATGCATTTAGCATATCTATATATGGTTGAGGCATTTTAAATTCCATAAGCATTGGCCCAAATGGTGCATGCATATTAGCCTGTATTTTATCTATATTTTTTGTCATATATTCCTTAATAAATAGTTAAGTTCACTGTCTAGTTTATGCCCATTTGATAAACAATGACGAATAATAGCAGAAAGAAGATGTGCATATTCATAATCTTTTAAATTTTCTACAACTAATTCTGGCTTAACCCAGTCATAATTAAACGATATATTTCCATCACTATTTAACCTAACTTCTAATTGATATAAGAGAGCTTCGTGCTCTCTTTTTTTATGTCTTTTTTTTACTTGATGTTGCATCATCTTGAACAAAACTTGGATTTATCTTTGGGTCAAGTTTAGGCAATTGGCTTAATACTGCTATTCCCTGTGCAACTTCTTGATAGGGGCGTGTATACATATACTTTAGTATTACAGCCCTTGTTTCTTCTGTTAAAATATAATTATCCATTCTTTCTATTTCTCCTTAAATTTAATTTCTCCTGCTATTGCACCATAAGCTGACATATCAACATAAGTATCTTTACTTACTGCTCCTAATTTAGTACGAGCTACTTTTAATAAAGACATTAGTATTGCTACATCATGTGCTGTAACAGGTATATCTAAGTATGCTGACCATAACTTAGCTATATTACTATGGTTTTCTACCTTGTCACCATAATCTTTTTCTCTCTGTCCTTGTACAAGAACACTTGCTTGATTTAAAAATTGATTACTTTTCATTTTTACCTTTTAATAATTTAGTTATATCTAATACATTACCTGTTTTTTCTATATCACTATACACACCATTACCATTAGATTTATTTCTTTTTGCATCTTCTCTAAATGATAGCATGCCATAATCAAAAGCTATATCTGGAGTGTCTAATCCAAATTTAATCATGCCTCTAGCTAAAGTATAGCAAGAAGCCATCTTGTCTGTCATAGGTTCTTTTGCATCTGGCTCAACGATATACACAGCAAATCCTTCTTCAAGTGGTTTAACAATAATTTTAATTTCATCTGTCACGTTTACCTACCAAATCTAAAAAATGTCTAGCATCAATAAGAGCTAGTGGTTGTTCATTGTTCATTTTAATAATGCCTAATGGTACTTGTGTTGTTTTTGTATTACTCTGTGCCTGTTTCATTACATCATATATTCCTTTAAATGTTTCTTTGTTTTTACATTCCACAGAATATGGAATTAATTTTTGGGCTTGAGGAGAAAATTTAACATCCGCACCACTCTCGCCCATTATAGCACAGTATATGTCTTCGTCTGTTAATTTAGGAAATCGTAATAATAATTCATCACGAACCCAATTTTGTAGTCTTCTTCCTTTAGCTTTTCTACTGCTTGTTCTCATTTGCCTGTTTAGGATTGTTAAGTTTAGTATACCAAACCCATTTTGGATTTAATCCTTGTGATGATTGCTGTGGTAAATGTTGTATTTCATCTCCCCAACAATCTTTTTTATATGGACAATAGCTACATTCAAATCCAAGCACTCTATTACCTGTAGGTTTTCGTCTATACATTTCTTCTACATCAGTAAAACATCTTTCGAAAGGCAAGTTTTTTTTTATTGCATCTGAATTATCTTTAACTTTTTTAAGAGCTTTAGCCCGATGCTCATCATCAGCTAAAGGTGTTTCTGTTACAGCCCATTCTCCTGTAGATTTATTAATAGCAATCCACCCACCAAATTTTTTCTTTTCAGCTTCTGCATACACATAGCCTTGTTCAACATAGCCAAATGTATCTCCTTTAGTTAAAGCGTTAAAGCCATTTTTAAATTTATGGTCAAACGCAAATGGAGAAGCCGATTTAATATCCCAAATTTTATTGTCAATTTCGACATCAAATGTACCATCAATATGCGTACCATTAGATACATCATATCTAACAGATTTCTGTTCATTTGTCACCTCGACCCCAGAAGACTTTAATACTAGAACAGCAGTTGCCTCAATAAGGTCTCCAAATAAATTTCTCATCTTTGCATTATAAGGTTGACTTTCGCCCTTTGCTCCATTTTTTTCCATCTGAAGTTGGCAAAGAGGTCTACCTACATTACTTGCTCGTACTCGAAATTTATTTGGTCTCTTATCGGTAAACTGTTTTTTGATAGCAGTTTTACACGCTTCTCCAAACTCTTCAATAAGTTTATCAGAGATAACGACCTGTTTTTCACAGGCCGCATCTAAGAAAGTTTGTACTTTATTGAGTATATCCACTAGTTAGCTAATGCTTCAGCAGGGTCAACATCTTCAACTATTTTTGCATCTATAGCATCAACGTTTTTTAAGCCACTTTTTTTAGCATTTTTATATAAATCCAATACCTCATTATTTTCATCGTTAATAATAGTTTGGAAATTGCCTAGTGTAGTCTCATCATCTTTTGTTAGTTTAAGTCCTGCATCAGCATCTACTTTAATAGTAGAAACATAATACACATTACTTCCATTCTTTTTCTTTTGAGAATCTAAATGTAAAGCACAGTTAAACATAAGTCTTTTACGCTCACTTATACTTTGTAATGCATTTCCAACTGGATTAAATTGAACACCACCTACTCTCCACAAAACAGGATAGTCTTTAACTTCGACTTCTGTTTTATCAGCAGTGTGCCCATTAAAAGTTACTTGACCAAATATTAAACGATAGCATTTGATTGTTCTTTGATTAGCTAATTCGTCTGTTGTTAAGCCTAACTTTTCCCAATCACGTTGTGGTATCTTACCACATTTTGTACCCCCTTGTATATCAATAGCCTCTTCTTGCCAATTTTTAAAGATGATAGAACGATTAGTATACTCTTCTTTTTCTGGGCTGTACTGCATGTACTGCATTGAGTTAATAAATGGTCGGAACATAATAGGTTTACCATAAACTATTTGCCCTATTTCATTATGAAATACAGCGTATGAGCCCATAGGAAGTTGATTTCCATCATCATCTTCTGGATTTCTGTTTATCGTAAGTCGAGGAACACCTGCCCTCTTTGCACCATCGTCTTGTCCGATAGCCTTCATAATGTCTTCATTAGACATTGTATTTAAGTTTGATAGTTCGTTTGACATTAGCATATGTCTCCTTTTGGTTAATTATATGTATATATCATATTTTTTACTTATTGTCAAGAAAAAAATATAAAAAAGATTAAAGAAAGAAATATCATTACCTGTATTAATTCACTGATTGTCCACATATATGTGTTTCTCCTTCTGTTAGTTGAGCATGTAATCCATAATACGCCGCAAACCATAGCATATAACTGGATAATTCTTCTTTTATATTTATATGTAATGTAGTTGGTCTTTTACCTACATTGTCTTTAATGTAGTCTCTTTTAAGTTCGACTATTCTCTCAAGAGCAACAGCCTCTTCATCATTGACCCAATCATCATTCTCTTCAAATAAGTCTCCTACAGTTTTAACCATGATTATTCCTTTCTGTAAATGTTATATGTATTTTACAATCTGTACTATAACTAGTCAAGTTTTCTTCATATTCTTCTAAAAATCTAGCTAATCTTTTTAGTGCTGTTCCATCAGTAGATTTTGTTTCTGTAAGAACTTGATTCTTTTTTTCTTTACCTTTGTGCCATTTTGACCCAATGGTTTGTATTGTATATTCGTCTATATAAGTCATAAGTTTACCTCATTTAATTTTAACCAATTATACCCTATCTTCATCTCTACGTCAAGTGGTACATTAAAGTCTATATTATAGTGTTGCTTTAATCTTGGTATAACATTTCCTGCTCCTTCTGAAAATAGATTAATTACATCCTGTTCTTCTTCTGGATGAATATCTACAACAATAGAATCATGAACTGTATTAACTAACACACTTTTTAATTTAGCCTTTTTCATTAGTTTATATACTTCAATACATGTAATGGGAACAATATCAGCAGTAGCAAAACCTTGCACAGGATAGTTTTTTATTTGTGTAGAAAAAGTTGAACCACCCCATGCTTGTCTTTGTGCACCGGGAAATGCATACTCTCTACCTGTTGGTAATTTAACTACCTTATGTTGTATAGCCTCTGTCTGTAATTTTTCATGCCATCTAGCAATGTCTTTGTATTTTTCTTTAAATGCATCATAATATCTTTTCTCATTTTCTGTGCCAGTTACACCACCATATAAAGGTTTAAATGTATGTGCTTTAGCATTTTGTCTAGACACACCTATAATATCAGCAGTGTATTGATGTACATCTACTCCATTAATAACATCTTCCATACCTTGTTTATCTTGTGCAAGAAACACAGCAGTTCTAAATTCTAATTGAGCAAAATCCATTTCCATTATTTTACCATCTTTAAATCTAGACACAACAGCTTTACGAATAGGAAAAGTTGCACCTCGTGGTTGGTTTTGAAAATTAGGGTCTCTACTTGATAGTCTACCTGTTGCTGTAACACATTGCATAAATTTAGGATGTAAAAATCCTTTATTGTTTGTATGCTGTTGTATTCCGGCTACAAAAGTATTTAAATATGTGTCAATAGAATTGTATCTAATAATATCTTTTAAGAATTGTCTTAACTCTTCATTCTCAGATGATAGCAAATAGTTTAAAGTAAATTTATCTGTACGAAATCCTCCTTCTGATACATCAGATACACTTCTAGGTTCTTGGCCAAATCCTGCAACTTCATTTAGGTCAGTATATATTACACCTTCACCAAAACATTGTTCACATTTACTTGTATTTTTAAATGGCTCACCATCTTTTTTATACTTTCTATATGTGCCTCTACCCCTACAACTAGGACATTGCTCTGATTGTGTTTTCATAATACTCATAGTATTTTCTTTAACTAATCTAGAGAACATTGTACGAGAAAACTTAGGTCTACGCTTTGATTTTTTAGTTGTTTTATCTATACCAATATTAAATAGTTGTGTCCATGTTTTTTTATCATTTACTTTTTTACCATAGATTAACCATGATAATTGCTCTGGACTTGATGGATTAATATTTGTATCGCCCATCTTTTCCCATATAGTTTGGTCAATAGTTTCTTTTAGACTATTAAACTCTAAGAGAAACTCTGTTCGTACATCTTCTAATGCCTCTGTATCTATTTTAATACCATTTATTTCCATATCTGTTAGCACAGGAAGAAACTCATTCATCATTTTTATTGTTGTAAGTAATCCTTTATTACGAGGAAGTTTTAAGTCTGCCATCTGTGAATTAAATACTTCTCTTGTTGATACAATATCTTGTCTGCCATACTGTTCAATAATACGCCAAGGAATGTTTTCAAAACTAATTTTATTATCCATATAATGGTCAATAATATCTGATTTTAATGATACTTTACGGCGTTTACATACTTCTTTTAGTGATAATGGCTTTCTAAATCCACGACCAATAACATATTCTCCTACCATTGTATCATATACTCTGCCAGTATATTTAAATCCACATTCTAATAACCAAGCTAAATCAAACTTTAAATTATGCCCAACAAGTAATGTTGTTTCATCTAAAATATCTTGAACTATTTTATGGTTATCTTTTACACTATAGCCTGTATGTTCTTTATGATAAAAACATACGTACTCATCATTAATTCCTATACTCACCAAATGATTATGTGAATTAAAAGGAGATGGGTCTGGGCGTTTACTATCTACTTGAAAAGTAGTCTCTACATCTACAACAGTAATCATACTTCATACCTCGACAATCTATCATCTATGTTGCAATGGATTGTTCCATGCCAACCTGTTATTTTATTTTTAGATACGCATAAACTTCTCTCTGATGCCTCACCTAAATCACTTCTTTTACCTACGCCAATAATTACATCAGCTTCAGCCGCCTTGCCTGTCTTACTATTTTCCATCATATCAAATGATAATTCTAATTTATTATGAGCATCAGCAGATGCTTGAGAGATAGCAATAACAGAACAATTTCTTCGTTTGGCTAGTTCTCTTGCACCTGTATATATAGCTCGTAGCTTTTCATCATTTCGTGCAAAATTACCACCAACATTAACTTTATCTAATTGGTCAATAATTAAAATATCTGGTTTATGTGTAGCTAAATGAGAGTCTATATCATCAATAGTCCAATCAACAGTATCAAATAGTTTAATATTTGGTCTTATTTCGGCCCA